CAACCTAAAACTTGCTAATCAATTACTTAAACTTAAAAGAAACAAAAAGCAACAGCGCGAGGAGAAGATGGCTATGCAACAGCAGGCTATGATGTCTCAGCAAAACTTAAAGGCTCAAGAGTTAGCAGGTCAAGTTGCTATGCAGAAGGTTCAGTTAGAGTCTCAGGCTAAGATGCAACTTAAACAAGCCGAGGTGGCTTTTGATATTGAGAAGATGAAACAAGAAGTTTCATTCAAGTCTCAACTGATGGCCGAGGAGTTCAAGTATAATATGCAGCTTGCTCAGATTCAATCAGGCACCTTGAGTCAGAGAGACATGGAGAAAGAAAAAGCTAAAGACAAGAGAGTGGGTATTCAAAATACTCAGCAATCAAAGTTGATTGAGCAAAGAAAAAATAACCTACCTCCATTAAACTTTGAGTCTAATGAAGATAGTTTAGATGGCTTTGATTTATCTGAATTTGAACCTCGATAAAAACATATCAAAATTTTAACTAACTTTGTAAAAATTAAATCAAATGGAATTTACATCAGTAAGAGTTGTTGACACGGGTGACACAAAAGGTGTTGCTGAAAAAGAAGCTGAATTGATTGCTAACCACGAGGCCGCTCAAGCAGCAGCGTTAGAAGGAGCAGCAGAAGACACAGCAGCAGCGCAGGTGTTTGATACACCACAGGAGAATGAGTTAAAAGAAGAGGACGTTCTTTCATATATTGGAAAAAGATATAATAAGCAAATCAGTTCGTTTGACGAGTTGATGGCTGAGCGAGGTCAGGCTGAAGAGATGCCTGAGGACATAGCTGCTTATATGAAATATAAGAAAGACACAGGACGTGGCTTTGAAGACTTTATCAAATTGAGAAAAGACTTTGAGACGATGGACCAAGATGACCTTCTTAAAGAATATATTAGTTCGACACAACAAGGTCTTGACCCTGATGACATAGAGGTCATGATGGAAGATTATTCGTATGACGAAGACCTTGATGATGAGTCGACTGTGAAGCGAGTTAAACTCGCCAAGAAAAAAGCTGTTGCTGAAGCGAAGAAATTCTTCACTCAACAAAAGGAACAATACAAGATGCCGCTTGAGTCAAGCACCGCATCTGTTTCTGATGAAGAGAAAGAGACATATGAATCGTATAAGCAATACACGAAGCAGTCTAAAACTCTGCAGGAAGAAAACGAGCGCAAAGCAAAATGGTTTGCGAATAAGACAGACGAGTTGTTTAATGGAGAGTTCAAAGGTTTTGAGTTCAAGATAGACGACAAGACAGTTAAGTTCACACCCGGTGATGCTTCCGAGCTTAAGAAAGCCCAATCAAGCCCGATGAATTTCATTGGTAAATACTTGGATGAGAGTGGGATGATTAAGGATGCCGTTGGATACCATAGAGCGTTAGCTGTTGCAATGAACCCTGAGAAGTTCGCTAAGTTCTTTTATGAGCAAGGCGCGGCAACTGCCACTGATGATGTGATGCGTAAGACAAAGAACATAAACATGTCTGAGCGTAGAGCACCTGAGGTAACTAATACAGGCGGGTTTCAGGTTAAAGCAGTGAATCCTGATTCCGGAAGAGGATTAAAAATTCACAGCGCAAAAAGAATATAAAATAAAAAACTAAAAAAATGGCAATATTAGCTACCCCCGGTTATCAATTGCAACCCGCCGCAGAGCAGGTTGCGTTGCAAACAAACTACATTACTAACTTCAACTTCTTGAATCAGTATCTTCCTGATACTTACGAGAAAGAATTTGAGCGTTATGGTAATCGTACAGTATCTTCATTCTTAAGAATGGTAGGTGCTGAAATTCCTTCTAACTCTGACCAAATCAAATGGGCTGAGCAAGGACGTCTTCACATTAAGTACACTATTTGTACTGCATCATTAGTTGCAGCAGGTGTTGGTACTTTCACTATCACTGACACTGGAATCACTTCGGTTGCTATCCGTGTAGGTCAAACATTGTTTATTCAAGTTAACTCTTCAGGAGCAAGTAACCGTGCAGTTGTTACAGCTGTTAACACTACGACTAACGTTATTGTTGTTGCTTTCTACGAAGCCACTGTAAACATTGCTAACACCGATATTTGTACTGTATTCATTTACGGTTCTGAGTTCAAGAAAGGAAGTAATGGAATGCTTGGTTCCTTGGAGGCTGAAGATGAAATCTTCTCTAACAGACCTATCATCCTTAAAGACCGTTATGCGGTTAATGGTTCTGACATGGCTCAAATCGGATGGGTTGAAGTAACTACCGAGAACGGAGCTACAGGATACCTTTGGTATTTGAAGTCTGAGCACGAGACTCGTCTTCGTTTCGAAGATTACTTAGAGACTGCGATGATTGAAGCGGTTCCCGCTGAAACGGCTTCAGGTGCATTAGCTGCTCTTAGCAGTGGTTCTACTCCATCTGCAGGTACTCAAGGTGTATTTTACGCTGTTAACGCTCGCGGTAACGTATGGGGCGCAGGTAATCCAACTACATTATCTGAATGGGATACTATTGTTGCTCGTTTAGACCAACAAGGTGCTATCGAAGAGAACGTATTGTTCGTGAATCGTCAAATGGGATTTGATGTAGACAACATGTTGGCGGGATTGAACGGGGCAAGCACTGCCGCAGCGACAACTCCATCTTACGGTGCTTCTTACGGTTTGTTCGATAACGATACCGAAATGGCATTGAACTTAGGATTCACAGGTTTCCGTCGTGGTTATGACTTCTACAAGTCTGATTGGAAATACTTGAACGATCCAACAATGCGTGGTGGTCTTTATGCAGGTGGTGTTGGTGCTATCACAGGACTTATGGTTCCTGCAGGATCAACTTCAGTGTATGACCAAATCATGGGTAAGAACGCTAAGCGTCCATTCCTACACGTACGTTACCGTGCAAGCGAAGCTGAAGATCGTCGTTACAAGACTTGGATCACAGGTTCTGCCGGTGGTGCTGCTACAAGCGACTTAGATGCAATGGAGGTTAACTTCCTTTCTGAGCGTTGCGTATGTACCTTGGGTGCAAACAACTTCGTATTGTTCCGTTACGGAGCATAATCGAAATGTCTTAAAATAAAAATGGAGGTGTCCACACGGACACTTCCTTTTTTATATAACTTTGTAAAAAAATTAAATTATATCCAATGACAAACACAAAAAAAGTACCTTCTGATAAGGTATACCGACTTATAATCGGATCTCCCCTTTCTTACACATTAGCCTCACGTAATCATCCGAGATACCCATTGATGTGGTATGATGAGGATACTAATACCAATCGCGCTTTGCGCTATGCTTCTAATCAGAAGTCTCCATTTGAAGACGCTCAGGATGGCAATGCTATCATTGAGCCTATTGTTTTTGAAGATGGAATGTTAAGCGTTCCTAAAAAAAATCCTGTGTTACAGGAATTTCTAAGTTATCACCCACTCAATGGTGTGGTATTCGTTGAAGTAGATAAGGAGAAAGAAGCTCATATTGAAGTTGAAGACTTAAACATTGAGGTAGACGCTCTTATTGAAGCAAGAAATCTTTCTCTTGATCAGGTAGAGATGCTTACTCGTGTTATGTTTGGTAAGGATCCATCGGTAATTTCAACAGCTGAATTAAAAAGAGATATGTTAGTATTTGCTAAACAAGACCCTCGTGGCTTCCTTTCGATACTAAATGATCCTGAGCTTAGACATCAGGATAAGATACGTATGTTTTTTGAAAGAAATCTTCTTGCTGTAAGAAATAACGGAAAAGATATTTATTTCAACACACCTACCAATAAAAAGAAAATGTGTTCTGTCCCATTTGGAGAGGACATCTACCATATCGCTGATCATTTCTTAAGAAGTGATGAAGGCATCGATGCATTAAAAATGTTAGATGTGTTATTGGAAAGTTGATTTTGGTTTAATATATAGCGGTGAAAGATAAGGGCTCTCAAGCCCTTATTTTTTTCACTATATTTGTAAAAAAGTATCGATGATAAACTCAGTAAGAAACACAGTACTTTCCACACTTAATAAGAATAACTACGGATATATTTCTCCTGCTGATTTTAATCTATACGCTAAGCAGGCTCAGTTAGAGGTGTTTGAGGAGTACTTCAGTAACTACAATAAGACGGTTACTATGGAGAATTTACGCAGGTCAGGAACAGATTACGCTGACTTGGGTCAGGCATTAGCTGAGACTATGGAGTATTTCCTTACGTCTAACTTTCTTATCAAGTCTACTACAAATAATTTTTTTATTCCGTCTATCACTACTACAGGTGACGAGGCTTATATGGTGAGTAGACTATCTACCTATACCACTTTAATCACTACGTCAACTAATACAACAGTATTAGCGGGCAGTCTTGTAGACTCGGCGGCTAACTTCACTACTTTAGGAGTTCAAGTTGGAGATATTGTATCTAACGCATCTACTAATCAAGTGGCTACTGTTACAACTGTAACAAGTGCTACATCATTAGTATTGAGTAAAAATATATTCCCGTCTTCGGGTGTTGGGTATTTTATCTACTCAGCTTCTAATGTAAAAGACTTAGAGAAGGTTAGCGCAGGTAAGATTACCATGCTAAACAACTCAATGCTTAC